TATACATAGTTTCTATGTATTCAAGGGTTCGAGCTGCGCTCTTAACCTTTCCCACAGCGATATTCTTATCGTTGCAGGTCTCTGTCGCCCTTGTAAAGGGCGACAGTAATCGTAGTTTCACAGAATCTACGAATATCGAGTCGCTAGGATTCCTAGTGACTTGCCAAACAGGCTTATTAAGCCGTTTGTTTACGAAGAAGAGAATCTTTTCCGTATAAACAACGAAGATCTTAGATCTCCGATGTTTTGACGCGCTAATTAACGATCCATAGGACCGATGATTGCTCGTTATGGCCTTCAGGTAACCTGAAGGTCCCACAGCTAGGTGGTCGTCGCCACCTAGGTGAAACGCCCTCCATTTAATGGAAGGTGTAAATTCTCTTGTCAGAGACAGAGAGTTGTACTCGCTGAAAGCGAGTTCCTCCATGGCGATGCCTAGGAGTACAAGACAAACCTTTGATAAAGGTTCGCCCATCATTATCCCTCTTTGAAGGATAAACGGTTTTTCCCCTTCGGGGAAGACAGTCCGCTGGCCGATTAAATCGGTCATCCAGAGCCACTGAGTGGCTTCACATCCTTCCAGGAAACCTAGAAGGAGTTCGCGTCCCACTTCAAGTGGTATCGCGTCCGTCGCACTTTCTAAGTCCGACGATAAGACTTCGTGTTCCGAACTAAGTTCGGTTATACCAAGCCTTTCCCAGACCCTAAGGCTTTGCCAACATTGGTCTGCGCGAATCATGCAGCTGTAAGCTGCAGGATGGTAAGCAATGTGCTCTCGGAGCTCATGTGCTGCAGGTTGCTGAATTAAAGTCAGCCACCAAGGACCGGTAGTAACTATCCGGGCCTTACCGCCAGGTTCGGTAACCGTACACTGGCGGATAGGAATAGGGTAACCCTGCTCCTTACACCTCGAGTAAAACTCGTAGGCGACCGTGTATACCATAATTCCGGTATACTCGTTCATACCGTTTAGCATAGCTTCACGGTCGATAATTTCTTCAACCGTAGGTTCAAGAAATTTACCTTCAGTGCCTTCCAGGCGCCCGAAGGCTCTCCAACGGGGTAACCCCGGCGGATAATAGGTAGTACCCCATGGGTATTCCCTTGACTCACCCTCAGTCGGTACCTCGTTGAGGAACGACTTGAGGTCGAGAATGGCATCGGCGGCTTTGCCGCCATGCTTCACGGGTACATCTAATGTACCCGCAGAATTGAGGGAGACATGGCCTCCCGTCAATTTACTGGAGCCCCGCAAAGCGGAGCACAGCCTTCCTGTTCGCTGAGCGACCAGTCGGAGTTTGTGCAGCTTAGCTGCATTAACCGGAAAGGGCTTGCTGGTAAGTTCGATGAACTTACCTACAGCCTTCCTTCTCTCGGTTTCCCCGCCGTTGGCGAGGTTACGAGTGGAAATGATGTGCGCAATATCTTGGGCATCATCATACGTAATCTCCTTATTAAGGAGTTTATGGAACTTTCCTACTTTAAGTAAGAAAGCGTAAGGGTTGTACCTCATAGAGATACTTTCCTCAACCTTCGCCTTTGACGTAAGGTTTACGAAATGGTTGACAAAGTCTTTCCATTTCTTAACCATGTCTCCGAAGGAGTACATGGATAAACGCATTGTGATTTTCACAATACGTATCAGGGTTTTAAACCCTTCAGTTCGACGCACGAACATCGAGCGATCGAATAGTAAGAAGTTATCTAAGATAGCTTCTACATTACGGATGATAGATACTATCTTTCCGTTTGAACGTGAGCATAGAATGCTCATGTCGTTCCTGCTGAACCCAAACTGGGTCATTAGGTAAGAAGAGAAACCTTGTTTCCACTTCTTGGAACTCTTGCCTTTGGCTAGAGACCGACCGCCCCATTTTACTTCGTAAATGGGTCGGACAGGATTGATGACTATGTCATCAGGACTAATCCTTGGGACTAGAAGTCCCCTGGAGTCACAACCACCAACCACGGCCCGCAGGTCCGTGGCTTGGATGGTTGTAAGCATCCAACGGC